GAGTGCTATTAGTAATGGTTAACCCTGATTGAATAGGATTAATTGTTGCAATAAATGCTTTTCCCTGACCAATAAAAGTCTGAAAATTACCATAAACATCAAAATAAGCTTGAACTGGCAGTAGATTTTGGTCTACTGTTGAATTGGGAGCACCCATATTTATTCCTTAAATAGCAACAGCAGAAACTAAAATTACATCTCCAGCAGTCATTGGCGAGGCAGTACCCAAAGTTAAGCTAAAACTTGTTAATACAGCAGAAGTGCTTGTTGAAGTTGTTTGTTGTAAAAACAAACTTGTTGCACTTGTAATATCTTGAGCATAAACAAGCCAATTATTAGTTGCTGTAGGAAAATTAATAGTTCCTGCACTTGCGCCACCAGTACCAATAACAATTTTAAATGCCATTGTGTTTGATGCTGTAATAGTTGCGCCAGTACCCCATCCTGAACCTAAAGTAGGAACAGTAGAAGAACCAATTAAATTACCACCCATTTGAAATGTAGATGGGTTAATAGTATCGCCTGTTAATGGAGGGCTAAAAAAAGCACCTCCAGGTCCTACTAAACCAAGACAAACACCAGCAGTATTAAATTGAGCCTGAACAGGAACTGTTTGGACTGTGACTGTTGAAGCTACTTGATTTGAGCTCATTATGCAATTCCTTCACCAGGAGTAATTTCTGCACTAGAAGCTGCGCTAGACAAGAACCAAGCATTAGGTGGAATACCGCTAAATACAGCTACACCATTAGCAGGAATAGAAAAAGTATTAGCAGAAGGTATTGTTAAAGCAGGAGCTGTAACAACAGGGGTAGAAGTCCCATCATTAGGCTCCTGTGGCTGCCAAGATACTCGAATTAAGCTAGAAGTAATGTTTACAATTCGATAACCTGAAGGGTACACATTGTTGCTAGATTTAACTTGAACAGCAGCAGAACTACCAACCAAATAAGTGGGTCCAAAAGGTGCAAAAGCTGAATTGTAAGCCATTATTTAACTCCTTAAACCGCAGTAGTAGGTAATGAACCTTCAGGGCGAGTAATCTGAATGATGTAATTGCCAACAGTAGGAGTTGCAGAAGAACCGCTTGCATTGATCCATTGAATTGTCAATACACCAGCAGTCAAACAATCAGCTTCAGCAGCTACTACACCAGCAGTTTGTGAGCCTACTGCGCCTTGTACCAATACTAAATCGGTAGTTTGCAAACCTGCGATTTGGTAAGTCTGAGTTGAAGAAGTTCCTGAAATTGCTGTAGGAGTAAGTGGAGCTGAAATGTAGAAAGTGCTTAATGCATTTCCACGAGCAATAGTAGTAGATGGCATGGTTTTTTCCTCTAAATAAGGTAAATCAATTATAGGTTATTCAAGAAAAAAAGCCACACTTTTTGGGCATGGCCTTTTCCTTTTACTTCATGGTATTTCTTAGTATGCGCCTGTGCTTAAATCATATCCATATACATACACATCAACAGTTGCAGTTGCAAAAGCTGTTGAAATATTTACATAAATAGTTTGAGCTGACTGCGCTGTATTAGGGTTAGAAGCTGCTGAGATAGTTACATAAGATGGAGTAGTTTGGCTAGTCAAAGCTGCTGCTGTCAAAATACTTGTTGTACCACCTTTATTAACTGCTGTATAAACACCCAAATTTACAGAAGCTACAGATTGTGTTGCTCCAGCATTGTTAGCATTAGCTACAACAATTGAAACAGGAACATAAAGTGCGCTGTTGTTAATTTGAACAGCAAAGTCTGCTGCTGCTGCTGTGGAAACACCTTTCAACACCGCTAGAACTCGCAAAGCCTGTTGGCTGTTTAGGTTCGATGGGTGAGTGGTATTAGTTACTGCTGGTCCTGGATTACTCATGATTTTATTCCTTAAATATGTTTAAAAAGCAGGGGTTTTATCCCCTGCAATTATTAAGCTGCAACTCGGCAAGCAAGTTCTGGATACAAAGGAGCCCAACCATAAAGCACATCAACTCGAGTAGGAATACTATCGTTGTTAATTGTGTATTGGCGCACGACTCGCATTGATAGACCGATTTCTTTATCAGAAGCTCGACCAGCAAAATGAACACCTTCAGGCAACTCTAAGTCAGCCATAGCCATTGTGAAAGCATTGCGATGCATTACGATGTTTTGTGGAGAAACTACACCATTACCACTTGCATTGTATTGTGATGCAAAGAATGTAACAGCAGCAGTTGCAGAAGCAGTAGGAATTGACACATTCTGGAACTGACCACCTGAAATAACAGCAGGAGAAACAGTAACAGAAACAGAAGAACCAGAAGCAACTGAAACAGCAGATTTAACTACAAAGCTGCGCAGTTTGTTTGTGCCATAAGCCTGACGATTCTGTGGGTTAACTGCATACACACCAGCGATTTGGAATGTATCACCAGCATTTAAGTTGATTGTGCCTGTATTAGCAGCAGTCAAAGTAATTGTGGATTGTGAAGCCCAACCAGAGGTCAAGAAACCAGTAGCAGTTGTAGTAGCAACAGAAGCAGTAACAGTAGAAGAACTAAAGTTACCAAAAGTTTGGGACACAATGTTTTGATCGAGTTTCCAGTTCATACCGCCAGAATCTCGGCCCATCAAGCCCTTTTCATACTGCATACCAATCTTGTCATTAGGAACAAACAAGCCTTTTAAGCTATCAACAATAGTAGCTGAAGTGAATGGCTCAACAATACAGCTTCTGCGACCATCGCGAGGAGCACCTTCAGAGTCTAGGTAAGCTTGAGCTGACAAGTATGTATACAAGCCAGTTGGAGGTGTACCTGCTGTACCTACAATGTTAGCTGTATTCAAAGCTGCTGTAGTAGTACCATCAAAGTCAATTTTGTTGGCAATAGCAGCAACTGCTGGCTTGAGGATGCGATCAGAGAACATATCCAAAGACAAAGCTAAGTCTTGAGTAGTAAATTGTGTATCCACATGGAACTGAGTTGACAATGTTACTGGTACTGAAGTTTCATTTAAATCTTCCACATTCAATGCTGGGCCAGTTGTACCAATAAAGCGACCTGGTCTGCGGACATTGACTGTTGCGCCAATTTTCGCACCGACTACAGCGAACTGATCATCATAGTTGCGATCTACTTCAGAAGTAAAAGTTAATTCATTTTCGAGGACCATTAAGGCCTCATTGGTAATCTTACTGATTGTAAGTAAGGTATTTGACATTTTAAATCTCCAAAAAAATTAGGTTTATCTAACCTTACCAGACTGCCTGGCAGCTTTCCATTGTGCATAAGTACCATGAAACTCACCATTGGAGTCCATTAATACATCTGCACCAGCTTTACCACCAGTCAAAGGCCTAATAGGGCTAGGTGCTGTACTTCTTGAAACAGCTTCTTTCTTATCGCTTTTAGCTTTGGGTTTATCCTCGGCTTCAAACTTAGCCTCCAGTTTGCCTAATTCTCTAAGGGCTTTGATAGTTGGCATTTTTGTCAACTTATCAGCAAATTCTTCATCAGTTGCTAATAGATATAGGATTTGTGGTCCTACATCACTTTCTAAGATGGAATCTCGAATTTCATCAGAAACAATGACATTACTAGACTTAACCATCCTATCAAAATCAGGAATTGCTTCCTTTGCTTTTTCAAGTTTCTTGTTCCAAGCTTCATTAGCTTTGGCTCTTTCTTCTTGAGCTTTTTGATTAGCTACCTCTGCATCCCTTTGCTTTAAAGCATTTTCGGCACTCCACTCTGCTAAAGCCTCTGCATATTCAAAGGCATCATTAAACTGGCTTGCTTGAGGTTTCCCTTCAACAGACACTTTTGCTTCAGTCTGTGGTTGAGTTCCCTGTGCTTCATATCCCTTTAGCTTTTCTCTAAGTTCAGCAGCAGCAGCTTCAGCTTCCTGAGCTCGCTTACTAACCTTATCAAATCGCTTATTAAGCTTTTCTTTCGACTTCTCAGATTTCTCTGTTTCCTTAGCTTCTTCCTTAGCTTCTGGTTCACTCTGCTCAGTTTGCTCTGGCTCTGGGTCTTTCTTTACAGACTCAGCCTCAGTTGGCTCTACCGAATCAGCTAAACCTAATCTTTCTGCATAAAAGGTTGTTGCATTTTCACTTGTTACTAAACTACTTGCTTCTTTTACATCGGCCATGATTTCTCAAGCTCCAATTTAAGTTAAAAATACTACTAAA